CCTTTCACCTGGTCAACGATTGCGTTTTCTTCTTCCTTTGATTCAGGAGTTCCGTTCGCGAAATTAATTAATGTACCGACTTTGAATCCGTTCGATATTTCGTAATAGTGATATTTCGATATAAGCAAATCCGCATTGATATCAGTAATTCCTCCGATATATGACGGCTTCGGATATGTTCCCATATCGCCCCTTGATTGTTTCGATGGTGACTTGTAATATATTACGAATTTACCTTCGCGCTTTTCAAGGTCAAGCGGTTTTATTTCTCTGAAATTTGTATCTTCTTTAGTTTGCTTTCGTGCGCTCCAATCATTCGAAAAGAAATAACTCGATTCGTCGATATTCGTTCGAACACGATCAACATCGAAATGCTCCCAACGAACAACTTTCGTTCCTTCACGATTCCAACTTCCGACAACACAAAACCCGTCGAACAATTCAAAATCGAACGCGACCTTCTTCATCATTTCGTCGATGGTATAGTCTGAGTTTGCATTCTTTAGGAAGTCATCAAGTTGACCGTTGACAGCTTTTAAACCACCACCGGCAACATAGTATGTTTTTGTCTTGATGATTCCTTGATGCCAGGCTGAACCATTATACATGTCAACCAAGTAGAAAGGATATTGATTGTCCAAACCCCATTTTTGGAAACCTAACTTCTTGTCGTAGATTTCTTTCGCTTCAGGTAACTTCTTAGAATTCGAAAATCCCGTCGCTATTATCTTCTTACTCATATACTGAATTTGTTTCGGTTGCTGTGTATTCTGTTGTTGTCGCATCAACTACGTAAACGTGAGCGCGACCCGTTTCGACAAGTGTTAATCCGGTCGGGTCAACATTACCTGAACCGTTTGCTTGTTCGTAGATGTTATATGTATAGAATCCATCAATCGGAAATGTCACATCGACACCGTCCGTTATTGAAAACTCATTGAATCGATTTGTTGCTGTTGATATATCTGTCAAGATACAATACAGTTCCGCTTCGATTTGTTCTTCTTTGAATTCAAAAAGATATTCAGGATTCGTCAACGTTGTGAGTTCCGTTACTGTCACCACTATCGATGTCGTTCCCGCTTTCAGTATTCTTAACATTCTTTTTTAATTTAGGTGATTTTCTTTTCTCAAATACATCAAGACCAAGTTTAGAATACTTGTCTTCGTTACCTTCTTCGATTAAAATGAATCGTCTGATAACAGAACAAAACACTTTAGAACCGATTAATTCTTTTTTTATTTTCATATCCTTTAAAGTTAATGAAAAAGGGATAGCGAATTAACACTATCCCTTTAATAATAGTCTTACTTATTAACAGTCAATTAAGCTGCGTAAGAACTTTGTGCGATAAGTGTCGCTGCGATAGTTGCATCAACGTCAGGAAGTTCTTCATTTTCCTGGCATACCAAAGAAATTAAGTGACCGTTACGATCCGCCTTCGCTACTCCTGAAGTGTATTCGTTACCGTCTGAAACTTTCATTCCTTCTTCGAATCCTAACATTACATAAGTACCGTTCGCTTTCTCAACCATACAAGCAAGCTCATTTTGAGCAAGTAAGTGAATAGCTGAACGAAGTTCTTTCGTGTCAGAATTTAATACAATCGATAAAGATTGCTCATACCATAAAGTACCGTTCTCTTCATTTCTTTGAATCGGTGCTGTATAGCTTGATAGATTTGATTTTAATTTGTAGTGAAACGTTTCACCTGAAACCGTAATCGCTGTGATTTCGTTTGCAGTCAAAGTCGCGCCACTATAATTACCTACGGGAAAAAACAAAACTGACTTGATACCACCTTTACCGTTAGTACAAGTTCTGTCGTTATATCCTGAAGTCATTGCGCAAGTTGCCATGATTTTTGTATATTTAAGTTTATAAAATAACCGAACGACTTCGTGCCGTTCGGTCTTAATTATTTAATTCTAGTTAGGAGAACTTGTTCCATTCCAAACACCGATTTGGTCTAAGTAAGGCACATTTACTCCCGCTCTGAATTTAGAACGAAGGTATATGACATCATCATCAAGGCTATACCACATATTGAATTGGTCTAAATCTCCCGTCAAATCTGTCGAAAAGAAGAAGTGACTAGCACGTCCCGTATAAATGTTATCAAGTGTATTCAATCCAACTACTTTTGAAACAACCATATCAGTTCCAGGAACGACAACTGAATCCATAGTTGCAATTTGTTCCGGAGAATAGTGAAAGAAGTTCAAGTCAACCAAGTTCTTGATTAATTTGTTGAAGTTCTCACGTCCCGTAAAACATTTGAAATCTGCTGATTCAGCAACCGCTTCAGGACTGTTTTCAAATACTTCATAAAATACATCGTAAGCATTTGAATTAGTAATTGAAGCTGTTGAACTTGTATTCAAGTTAACACATCCCGCACCCGTTGTTAAGATACTTCTGAATCCATTCATGAATGCAAGGTTACCCGTACCCGTTGATTTGTTACCTCTCCAAATTAATTTGTCTAATTCGTTAGACTGTAATTCTTGAATGTATGCGATGATTAACGCTTCGAAAGGAAGTTCTTCATCTTCAGCCATTGCACCGGCACGTAGATTCAATTGAGTCCAAAAACCTGCAAGGTCTTTCTGACAAAACTTCTTCATGTAACCTAAAGTTTCAACTGAAATTTGTCTGTCTGTGAAAACCGTATCACCTGAAGCTGTCATCGTACAGTCACCCGCTTGATAAACTAATGAATCATCCATCAATTTCATTTCCGCAGAACCCTTGTTTCCTTCCTGGATAGTGATTTGCTCTAACGTTTTACCCGCTGTAACTTGTTTCACTAATAATTCTTGTGACTGCTCATCTACGTAAGCCGCCAATCCTGACACATCAAAATCAAAGTTTGATGATAAGTATTTTTTTAAACTCATTATTTTTTATTTAACATTTTTCTGAAATATTCCGTGCGTCTGTCCTTGTCATTCGCTGTCGAAAATTTCGATTCTTCTTTTGCTTCAGTTGGTTCGTTCTTGAAAGAATTGAAGTCAGCCTTCAATGTATCAAGTTCGTTTTGAAGTGTCTTGTTACGTTCAACAATCGATTCGATTCCTGAAACGATAGCGTTCAATGGTGCTTCAATATCTGACATCTTTGTGTCAACTATTGCTTCAACCGATTCGCTCGACATTGCTTCTTCTTCAACTACTTCTTCAGCCGGTGCTACTTCACCTGACCTTTCATCAATTACTTCCAAAATCATTCCTTCTGCATCTAAGACAATCGAAACACCCTCAAGTTCACCGCCAAGTTGAAGAGTTCCTTCTGTTGCCGGTACTTGCTCACCTTCTTCAGTGATAACAAATACAGCTTGACCAACTTCCAACATCTCAAAAGAGATAATTGAACCATCCATCAAAGGTGCTTCTTCAAATTTTACGGCAACTTCTTCAGCTTCCAATGTCGATGCTTCCGCAACCACTTCAGTTTCATCGGCAAACATTGACTTTAATAAGTCAAGTTTTTCAATAACACTTTTGAATTTACTCATATAATTTATTTATGTTCGGTTACTGTGTTCAACCGTTTATTTTTGAGCAAGTTCAATCAGTTCGTCCAGGATAGTTTCGAATGTCACAACCGATTTGAATTGTGCTTCATCCATTACGAATGTCCCTTCGATACTGAATCCACTAACTTCGCCCGACTTCACACGCTGATAAAGTTCTTCGTTCTCGAATTTGTATGTTGTAATCCAAGAACCATTTGAAACATCTTTGAATCGTTCCGGTGCTGTGAATCCTTTTTCAGTATCAACTTGATACGACCCAATCATGAACACACCTTCAGCGATGTCTTTCGAATTGTGTTCGATGTTGACATTATTGAATCTATTGTTTCGTGCATAGTCGTGAATGATGTCCTTGATTGCTTTCTTTGTGAACACGACATAGTATTCACCTGAATCGTCACGTCTATAAATTGGAGTATCCGCAGAAATAGCAACACCCGAAACCGTTCTTTCGTCATCGTTGAATTCGAATCGAACCGTCTTCGAAAATGTTTCGAATGAAATTTCATGCGCGGGATCGTGAACTAATGAATTGAAATCGACAAATGTATTCGGGTCATCAAGGTCGATTTGTATTTGATAGATTGGCAGATTTTTATTAATCATATTTTTGTTTTGTTATTGTCTTTATATTGTGTACCTTTGTATACTATGGAAATATTCAAAGATATTAAAGGTTACGAAGGACTTTATCAAATCAGTAATTATGGAAACGTAAAAAGTTTTGTAAGAAGTGACGGTCGTATATTAAAGCCAGGATTGGGCGGTGTTGGTTATTTAACTGTCGCGTTGTGTAATGGTGATAAAAAGAAATCAAGAACAGTTCATCAGTTAGTAGCTGAAGCATTTTTGAATCACGAACCTTGTGGTTATAAATTAGTTGTTGACCATATTGACAATGACC